TTTCTCCAAACTTATCAAGACTTGCCCTTGATGAAAACCCTAAATAATAAGCAAGTCCAGTTACCGTATATCTTATTTCTTTTATCTCTCCATCTTTATCTTTTATAATCTTGCCTCCATTATTAAAATATTCTTCTATTTTATGACGTAATTTTAATGGACTGGCACACCATGATTGCGTAAACTCTTTTGATTTGTTGGCTAATGTAGATTCTATTCTCCTCTTTTCTTTCTCTTCTTTTTTTATAATTTCTTTTTGTTCTTTATTTGGAATATTAATTACGCTACTATCATTTTTTTTATAATCTTTTTTTATGGCTACCTTTTTGGGTGCTACCTTTTTGGTGACTACCTTTTTCTTGGCTACCTTTTTTATTTGTGTAGATTTTACTATTTCCTTTTTACCAGTTCTTGGATTATATATTTTTTTATCTGCCATATGTTTTATTTTTTTTGTAAATATATAAAAATAATTAAATTATCTCTTATCATCTATGTCTGTTATTTCAATAATCCATTGTCCTGTTTTCCCTTTTAGCTTTCTTGCTTTATGATTACTTGGCAGCTGATCATTTATACATCTTCGTCTTATAGACATTGAAGATAGTTTTTTTCCTCCAAATGAGAATTTTTCTGAATATTCTTTTATGTTATATATCATGCTTTAATGTTTAAACTTAAACAAAAGTAACAAATATGTTACAAATATACAAATAAAAAAATCTATTTTTATGAAAATTTTTAAAAATATATTTTATGAAAGAAAAAATCGTAGCATTTTTAAAGGGCAAATTACATGGAACTTCAGAAAGCTATTTAAATGGGATTGCAGAACATTATGCAAAAAACATGACAGACGAAACACAAATCGAAACAACATTTAACGATGGAGTTATTGATTTATTGCAACTTAATGCAGGAATTCTTCAAAGAGAAGGTGACCGAAGAGCAACAGAAGCCACTAATACGGCTGTAAGAAATACTTTTGAAAAACTTGGTTTAGATGAAAATGGTAAACAGAAAAATATCCAAAAAGAAGAAAAAAATCAAGAATCAACAAGAGGTACAGGAGGCATAGGAGGCACAGGAGGTATAGGAGGTACAAACTCCACAGGACAAACTAATATAGAAACTATGTTAGAAAAATTGCTTAACGATAAACTCACACCACTGCAAGAAAAAATATTTGGATTTGAAAGGGAAAAAACTCAATCACAATTAATGGGTAAATTAACATCTAAATTGAAAGAAAAAGGTATTCCTGAATCCTATTACAAAGGTCGTAACATATCAATAGATAATGAAAACGACATTACATCTATCGCTGCATCAATAGAACAAGATTTTGGCATATTTCGTCAAGAGCTTGCAGAAAGTGGTGTAGTTGTAAATATACCACAATCCTCAAATGGAAATCCATCCGAAGGCAGATTTGGCGCAAAAATAGCAGAAATGGAAAATAACGCAGAATCTGGCATTGGTATAGGAAAAGAAATTTTATTAAAAAAATAATTTATGAAAATAACAACAAACACAATTGCAGGCAAAAAAGTCATCTTTAATAGTATTTTAGATGAACTTCCAGGCGGAGCATCACTTGTGGTTGCAGACCTTGACTACTTAACACATACTGATTATGTAGATAAAAGGTATCTGCCAGGCGGAACACCAGTGTATGTAGATAGGGCAGCACGTACAGCTACTGTATGTAAATCTGCAATAGCACTGACAGGTAGCACGGCTCAAGCCATAAGAGTACCAAAAAACAACCATTTTAAGGTTGATGAAATTCTAAATGACGGTGTTACTGGAGCTAAAATTACCAGTATAACTACTTCCGTATCCACTTACGATACAATTGCAGTAGATGCTGCTCTTATATATGCAGCTGGAACAAAATATGGAGAAGGCGCAGCAACTGGTGAGTCAATAGCACTTCATTTAAGTCCTAATGCACTCACAAAGAATGAGATATATATAGGGAACGGAAATGCAGACGTAGGGATAGTAACAATCGGCTCTGCAAAGGCAGCAGCTCTTACTTATCCTATAAATGATTTGTATAAGATATCTCTTCGTGGAGGTACTACTGGCAACGGAACATCACTAATAACACTTGATTAATATGAAAACGCCTATTATAGAGGGTTTAACACAAGGTGATTACACCTCGTACCTCGCAACAAGACAATTTGAAAAACTTTGGTGGCCAACATTCTTTCCTCTTAAAAATGTTAATAGACTTGATGGTAAAACAATAATGGGGTCTGTTGGTTCTCGTGTAGCCGCTATGGTTATTTCGTATAACACAAAATCACCAGAACTCGGCCGTAAAGCTATACAGACATTACATTTTGATATACCTAAATCAGCTTTGAAGAGGGTAAGAAATGAAATAGATATTCTGGAACAACGCATAACACGTGCTAATAATGGAACTGATGCTGTCTTACAGGATTATTTCGATGATGCAAAAGCAGCTGTTGATGGAGTAGAAGCACGTATGGAATGGTTTGCTTTGACTGCATTATCTACTACACAAATGCAGTTATCTGTAGAGAATAACCCTATGGGTATAACTAATGAAACTATAATTGATTTTGGCATGAATGATGCTAATAAGAAAGTTGTTTCAGCAGTTTGGGCAGGAACAGCAGCTAAGTTAGTTACTGATTTTACGGCAGTGGCAAAAGCAGGTCGTGCATTGGGACTTAATCTTAAATATGCCTTTATGAATCAAGATGCTTTTGACCTTGCTATTGCAGGAACAGAGATTTTGGGATATTTTACTGGTTTAAATAATGTAGTAAGTCCTATTGATTTAGCTTCTGTAAATAGGCTGTTACTTGCTCGTAGATTACCTCAAATAGAAATTATAGAAACAAATATTAACATAGAAGATGAAGCAGGAAATCTTAATAATGTTAATCCATGGAGTACAACACATGTTCTATTTACTGAGAGTATTCAACAGGGAAACATGTATAATGGGCCTATAGCAGAAGAGTATGAAAAACCTCTTGACGTACTTCAAGCTAAAAAAGGCAATGTATTAGTTTCTGTGAGAAAGAAATCTGACCCTGTTAGTGTAATAACAAAAGGTGAAGCTAATGCTTTCCCTTCTTGGCCAACAGTAAACAGATGTATCAGTATGTACACAGGAAGTACAAGCACTTGGGCTTAAAGATTAATTAATAAAACTTTTAATTAGTTTTATTTATAAGGGGGAGTAAAATCCCCCATAATAACAATAAAAATGACAAACTTAGTAAAGATAAAAGCAAGATTAATTCATCCTCTATTGACGGATAATTCGTATATCTCCGCTCTGGAAGACAGGGGTCTTGTTAGCTCTTCTGAATATTCAGTATCTTCCGATAAGAGATTAATGGATTTGTCTGTTGCAGATTTAATTGTAGGAACACTTTTAATGGCACCAAATGTGTCTGAGGGGGGCTTTTCAGTATCTGTATCGGAGAAATCTACTCTTAGGGAGCTTGCTGAATCAATTTATTGTAAATATGGCATACGCAACCCATTAAGACCTATCGCTACATTTGTAAATAAAATATAACTATATGGAACAATATCCCGATATAATAGTTTTAACTGTGACTCATCAAGGTACGCAAAACCCTATAACTGGGGCTTGGTCACAGGGTGCTACGGCAACATATACTTTTTCGTGCAGATTGACATCCAATAACTATGGTCGTCAAGTAAAAGGTGCTGATGGAGTATTGAGGGATTATGCTTATATGTGTTACATGCCAAAAACTACAACTGTCATACCACAAAACTCTACTTTTTCTGCAACAGCTTTAAATAATGGTAATATTACTGGAACGGTAAAACATTCTCATAACGGATTATTAAATTCAAGACTATGGTTATAACTACTGATTATAATTCTGCAAATATGCTTAATAGTTTAAATTCAGAAATGAATCTAAATTATCTTAATCTTGTTGATGATATGATAGACGTTTGTAAGAATTTCCTTACTGATGTCAGGGAGCAGCTACAAGACCACTCACAGGGTACATATTTAGATCAAACAACACAGTTACGTAATTCCTTAGCGGCCTATATATATCGTAATGGGTCGTTGTTGTGGGCTGATGAGGGTGAAAACGGAGAAGAAAGTAGGAAAATTATATCTGACCAAATACATTTTACCCCTCATGGATTTGACATCATTGGGATAGCATCCAAAGAGTATGCATCTTGGGTCGAATCAAAGGGGTATAATGTAATAACTAATCAAGGTGAGTGGTTTTTTGTTAATCTTGGAGAGGTATTCTCTAAATTAGGATACAAGGAAATAGGTTCACTTAAAATTACATCACCAATACGTGCAATAACAACGGTAAAATATGATTAAGTAAATACCTATGAGCGAATATGAGCGAATATAAATCATCCGAATATGTACTTGGAGTAATCTTTGGGCTGTTAAGCCCTATTACTATTCCTAAATATCTTAAAAATAAACCAACTAATGTATCTCCTGATGAGTATATAGTAATTAACACCCTTGGCGTTGATGCAAATATAATGCAGAAATGTAGAGTTAATGTTAACTACCACGTAAAAGATATTAATGCTGGAGTTTCAATAGGATATGTACCTGATGATTATAAGTTAAATATAGGAATAAACGCTGTTAAAGCTATTTTAGAAAAAATATCTACTACTTCGTATCTTATAGATTTTGAAGGAGAAGAGATTTTTTACGAGGAGGTTCTTAATGAGCATTACTCGAATTTGAAATTTTCATTTAAAATAATAAATAATTAAATTATGGCAACAAATTATGTTTTTTCAATTAAGTCAGTCAAATATGGAACACCAACAGGGTCTAATACAATGCCCACTTCAGGTGATTTGACTGCTTTACCTTATACAGTAAAAGGCTCTATTACTTTTGAGCAAACTGAAGGTACATTTTCTGAGTTTTATGTAGACCAATTACCTGACCCTATAAAAGTAATAACATCCGATAAAGGTAAATTATCTACCTCTATGAAGATTTATGATTTAAATTATGAAACTATGGCTGTTCTTATGGGAGGTACAGGTGATGATACTGGATATACACCAGCTTTAGGATGGGTAGATATAAATCTGGCAATGCAGATAAACACTGACTCGCTACACACTTTTGATTTCTATAACTCACAGGTTTCTGCACGTATCTTAGATGGTGGAGGCAGAGATAAAATGTTTAGTATAGAGGCAAAACTTACTCCACAGATGTCGGCTGACCTTGAAGGGTCATGGAAACTTAGACCAACAACTGCTTAAATTGGATAGCCCCGAATTAGGGGCTACCTTTTCTTATTATGGAAGAAAAATTAGCAAAATTATTATTAAATAAAACATCCCCAGAGGATTGTTTTGATATTGAATACAAAGGAAGGATATTATCTCTTGGCATAAGACCTCTATCTGGTAAAAAATGCATAGAGATTAGCGAAGAGATAAGTAAATGTAAATCTATAAAAAATGAAGGACAAACATGTTTTCATCTTTTAATGGAAAATGCCATAGACTTAAAGCACATATGTAAAGCCATTGCGATAGCTACTGACCATAAAAATATAAAATTAGTTACATCTGCAATCTTAGATTTAGAAAATACTCAGATAGAAACTTTATGGCATATCGTTGAGAAAAACTCCAATGCTACTTTTTTTTTGAATATTATGGTATTGGCACAGAACATGAACCTAATGAAAAAAGTGGAGAAGGAGGGATAATTGGTGGAGATACTATTTGTGGTAATATTGCTATGTTGCGTATGAAATTAGGACTTTCTGAAAAAGAAATTATGGAAAGGCCGTGGATATTAACTCAAATCGAATCCGCTGATTTCCCATGGTTTTCATCTAAAAAAGAAAAGACAATAATGATTAGAACACAAGAAGATGGAGAAAAATATTTAGGAAGTATCATGAGTAAAAATAATAATATTTAAAGATATATATTAATGGCAAATTTAATAATACGTGCATCGTTAGACCATGCTGCCCTTGATAGAGGTATAGTTAGTGCTAATGCTAAAATTGGGCAATTTTCAAAAAATATACAAAGTGCAGGTGGTCAATTAGAGCTACAATTCAAACGTGCAGCTCAAAGACTTATTGCATATGGTGGAATATTTGCTACTGTTGGACTTGCTAAACAGATAATAGAAATAAGGGGACAGTTTCAACAGTTAAGTATAGCTTTTGAAACGATGCTTGATTCTAAAGACAAATCTGATAGAATCATGGCACAATCAATTACATTAGCTCAAAAAACACCTTTTACTCTTATGGAAGTAACGACCAATGCTAAGCAACTTATGGCTATGGGTGTTGCATATAAGGATGTTATGTCTACTCTCAAAAATTTAGGTGATGTGGCTGCTGGGGTCTCTGTACCTTTATCAAGAATAGCTATCAACTATGGTCAGGTGATGACTTTAGGTAAGTTACAACAGAGAGAGATAAGGGATTTCGCAATGGCAGGAGTACCATTAGTAGCAGAGTTAGCTAAGAATTTAGGAAAGACAAAAGATGAAATTTATGCTATGGTTTCTGCTGGTAATATAAGTGCAGCGGATGTAACTAAAGCGTTTCAAACCATGGCTAATGAGGGTGGCAAATTCTATAACCTCATGGAAAAACAGAATAAATCTGTTACAGGGCAGATATCTAATATTACTGATAAATGGCAGGTAATGTTAAATGAGATAGGTACTGCTAATGAAGGTTTTATTTATGGTGGAATAAAGATGACTGCCAGTCTTATTGCTAACTATAAAGAAATAGGTAGTATATTAATTGATTTAATTACACTTTATGGAGAATATAGAGCCGCATTGATGGTCACCACAGCTGCACAGAAATTAATAACTAATTTAAAATACATAGAAGAGGCAAGAGGTTTGAATTTACTTTTATCCGCAGAGAAACAAAGTATAATAACAAAATCAAAGTTGACAGTAGGGACTATCGCCTATGCTAACGCAGTAAATGTGGAAATAATAGCAGAAGGTAAATTATTGGCAGAAACAGTAGCTTCTACAACAAAAAAACTAGCTTCGGCAGAATTAGAATTAGCTGCAAGGAAACAAATATTTTTGCAAAGAGAGATAGATTTAAAATTGGCAGAATCTGAACTTGTTGTTGACGGTGTAAAACTAAAAGGTAAAAAAGAAATTGTGGCCTCAGAAAAAATACAGGCCGCCTCTATTGCTACTAAAACAGCTGCCGCTGAAGTAGATATAGCTGTTAGTAAGGTGGACTTATTAGCCACAGAGAAAAAAATAGCTGCAACAGCAAAAGCCACATTTGCCAATAAGGTAAATTCTGCATCAAAGGTTGCTAATTTTACTGTAACAGGTTTTCTCACAGCAGCAAACAAAGCTCTTACTGCATCTCTTATAAGATTGAGGGTAGTAATGGTAAATCATCCATATGTCATGCTGGCTCTTGCTATTACGGCAGTTGCCTTTGGTGTATATAAACTTATCACTGCTGATACAGCTCTTGAGAGGGCAGAGAAGAAACTTCAGGAAACACAAAAGAAAACAAGAGAGGAAAATGAGAAAAATATAACAGAAAGTACTACTCTTGCGGAGAAAATAAGAAATACTACTACCGCAACATATGAATCCATAAAAGCCTATGATGAGCTTATAAAAAGATTTGAGTTTTTCAGAAAATTCTCACAGGAGGATATTCGTAAAATGACCCAAGAACAATGGAGTTCCGTATTAGATGAGTTTTCGTTATTTACCGATAAAACTTCTGCACAGAAAAATTACGATAATCAATTAAAAATAGTGAAGGATTTGAAGGATATGCAGAGTCAATATAATCCACAGAATCCACAGAATAACGGAATAGCAAATAAACTATCTCCAATTACTCCAGCGGAATCCTATACAAACTATATAAATAAACAAATACCTATCGAAACTGAAATTTTAAATAAATATCAAGATGTATTAGATAAAATAAAAAAACAAGAGAAAGAGGCAGAAATAGCAAAATTAGATGTTACCGGAAAAAATGAATATTATAATTCAATAATTGCAGAGTTAAAAGCAAGAAAAGCAACTCTTAATTTAATGTTAGGTGGAGAAGAAGTAACAAACGGAGAAGCCGGAAAAGGTAAGAACAGAGAGATAGATTTAGGATTTAATATTAATAAAAACGCTATTCTTAAATCAATTAAAGACATAAATGATGAAATAGCCAAAGAAGAATCCAAGTTGATAGATATTAGAAATGAGGATAATATAAAAAAGAATAAACAGTATTGGGAGAAAAAAAGAGATGACGCTTATGCTATATATTCCAATATGGAAAAGACTGACCCTGAATTTAAAAAGCAAAAAGATATATATCTAAATGCTGTTTCTAATTTAGAAGCATGGGATGCCAAAGGAGAGGATAAAAAAATAAGCGAAAGGCAAAAAAAACAGCAACAGGCCGCAGAGAAACTTGCAGATAATATTTCCAATTATGAGTTAAGCCGAGAGATTAAAAAGAATAATGCTATTTTAGATATAGAGAAACAGACAAAACAGCAAAAACTCGATGATGCTAAAAATATATATGATACGTCAATGATAGCAGCCAAGAAACAGGCCGATGAGAATTTACAATTATGGATAGAGAGTGGTTCTGAAAATCAAGAATTGGGACAGAAATTTATAGAACAGTATGTGTCTTCTATTGAAGATGCCGATGCTATTTTTGCCGCCTCTACTGGTAAAATAAATAAAGAAGCAGCAGATGGGATAAAAGAAATAATGGCTGCATCTACTGAAGCCTTTCTTTCTAATACTGAAAAAGAAAAAAAGGCTATTAATGATAAATATGACCAATGGATTGATGATGCAAAGAAAAAAGGTGCATTAGAGGAAGATTTATCTCTATTAGAAAAAAGAAGGACAGAAGAAATTTCAACAATATATGCAGATAAGGCATATAAACTTTCAGAGTTTTATCAAAAAGCATTTGGTGATATTTCAAGATATAGTTATGAATCTTTAGCAGATTTATCTACTAAGGCACAGAATCTTATTGATACTGCAACAAAGGAGGATATTGCTGGTAAGACATATTTTATAGTAGATATACCAACATTAGATAAAGAAGGAAAAGAAATATCTAAGGTTAGCAAGATGACGGCAGAGGAGTTTTTAGCTCTTAAAAATAAAGTCAATGAGTTTAATAATGAATTAAATAAAAAGAATCCATTTGTTGAATTATCAGCAGCCTTCAAGAAATTAAAAAATGCAATAAAAAGTGGAGATTCAGAACAAATAGCAGATGCAATAACTGGCCTGACTAAACCATTAGAGTCATCATTGGATATGATTATTGACTGGGCTGGTTCTATTGGTGATATTTTTAATACTTTAACAGATGCAACTACAGATTCAATATCATCAATGATATCCTCTGTTGCCTCTTTAGGCGTTGGTATAGCAAAAGTCAGTACTGGAAATTTAGGAGGTATAGCTAATATTTTAAGTGGTACTTCTGGTATTCTTGGCACTATTATAACATCACAAAAAGAGTATGCAAAATCAGTAAAAGAATTTGCAATCCAGTTAATGAGTCTAAAGAAAGAAATTAATTCTATCATATTTGAAGAACTATTAAATTTTAATAATAATAATATTTTTGTTACTGATAATTTAAAAACAATAGAAAATGCTTATATAGCATTAAAGCAGGCACAAGAAAATTTCAATAAATACAGAATTATTGATAATCCATTTAATAATGTATTGTCAGATTCGTCACTTTTCGAGTATTTATCTAAATTAAAAATCAAGATAGGCGAAACATCAGATACTTTTTTAACTATTAAATTAGGTGCAAGAAATGTATATGGAAGTCTTCTTGAGCAATATCCTAATCTAATAAATGAGAATGGGTCTTTTAATGCCTCATTAGCTAAAACATTATTATCTCTTGAAGATATTCCAGATGCAACTAAACTTGGTCTTGAGGCACTTATAGAATACACTGAGGAAATAGAGGAAGCCGAAGAGGTCATTAATGATGCAATAAAGTCTATTGTAGGCGAAATCGGTAGTGATTTATATAATGCCTTAAGAAATGCTTGGGATGCTGGTACTGACTCATTTTTGGCCTTTAAAGAAACAATAAGCGAAGGGTTGGAAGACATCATCAGTCAGATTTTATTTAATGCTGTTTTCTCTGATTCGTTATTAAACTTACAAGAGAATATAAAAGAGTCATTAACTACCGGTGACAAGAATATAATGGATGATATAGAAGCATTCTTTAAGAGCGCACCTGACCTTATTACTGCGTGGAAAGAAGGCATGGAAGCTGCAAGTGAATCTGCGAAAAAGGCAGGATTGGAATGGGGAGTGGATTCTACTACATCGACATTAGCAGGACAGATACAGAAAGATATAACAGAAGAAACTGGTACTGAATTAGCTGGTTTAGCTCGTTCATCAAGAGATGATATGCGTACTGTTAGGGACTTAACGAGAGTTGGAGTAAAACACCTTTCCCTAATAGAAATAAACACTGCAAATACTGTATCTGAAATAAAAAAGTCAAACGAGAAATTAGATAGAGTAATTAAAAACACAACTCCACAATATAGTGCTGGATTATAATATAAGAAAAATAAATGGCATATTTACTAAACGATATTAATCTTTTTACAACATATGGAATATATGCTGGTGTTCTTAATGGCTCCAATATATGTTTATCAGGATGGTGTGATTTGCCGTCAAGAATGGGTGACTGCTTTTATGAATGGGGAGATGACAATGGTGTTGAGGCATATGTTGATGATGATGACATTATGTTCAATGGACGTGATTTATCTTTAAAAGCACTAATATTAGGGACTAATTTTGATTTATATTTTAAATTAAAAAAATTCTATTCTGCAATAAAAGCATTTACTGACTTGGTAGTATTGTCCACACCATATGGCGATTTTAATGTACAGATATTAAATGTTAAAGAAAATCATATTTTCAATGCTTGTGAATTAACTATATCTATGCGTGAGCCAATTGTTAACATATCTGGAGGTGAATTGCCATTAGAGGGTACTGGTTTCTATTCGATAGATAATATCCCTATGCAGAATTTCGGACTTTATGTTAATAGTTCTGAATCCGCATATGACCTACCTGATTTAAAGGAACAATATTTCACTAAATATGGAGTAGAAGGTATCCAGATGGTTTTTAGGAAAAATAACACAGTTACTATTAATGGTACACTAATGGCGAATAATCTTGTATCATTTAAACAAAACATAAAAAATCTTTATTTTATTTTTTCTTCTTCCGGAGAAAGGATAATTAAAAAGAAGAATGAATTTTCTATTAACTGTTTTGCTAAAGATGGCTTTTCGGTAACAGATATAATAATGTTTAATAATCTTATAATAGGAAATTTCAGTATAGAGCTTATGATAACAAGTTTTAATAATGGAGATAGATTATTATATGAAAATGCAAATTATGTGACAACAGAAAACGGAGTATATATATTAATATAAAATATTATGGCAGACGAATCAAGAAAATTCCCAAGTGAATGCAATCCAAGAGGTGTTGTAAAAACATCAGATAAAATACTTATCTGGAATAGTGATACAGGTGCATCTGATGAATTTGCTACAATAGCTGAATTAACAAAGATACAGGATGATGCTATTGCATTAAAAGTAGATAAAGTTGATGGAAAGGGATTATCTACAAATGACTTTACTGATGAGCTAAATGAGAATTTAGATACATTAGGAAGTGGTGAAAATACAACTCTACATACCCATAGTTTAGAGAATATAGTAGAAGATGCTACACATAGGTCTGTTACAGATACTGAAAAAAGCGCATGGGGGGATAAGATGGATACAGTATATACAGATGATTCCATCGGGGGCACAGGATTAACAGC